AAAGGTTTTGAGTAATGAGGATTATTTTAAGATTGTGAAACAATTAGAGAAGGAGGCATAGCCATGCAAAAAATTATGTTTTCAGATGAATACGGCTTGACACAGGCTGTTTTGGATGGTCTAAAGACCATGACGAGAAGAATAGTTACTTATCCTTTAAAGTTTAGAGGTGTAAACGTTGCAGGATATTTTGTATGTAAGAGACCTTCTGGTGAAGTCACTGAAATATGTATGTATGACGAAGATGAACGTATGATTGATGGCGGACAAATTCTCCCCAAATATAAAGTTGGCGAAGTAGTTGCCATTGCACAAAGCTACAAGGATTTAGGGTATGATCCAGACTCATTAGATAGAGATCCCAAAGACTTAGGTATTCGTGGTTTTATGAAACATTCCGCAGGCTGGAATAACAAGATGTTTGTTTCGGCTGCTGCTTGTAAGAAACATATCAGAATCACCGGAGTCAAGTGCGAACGCCTACAGGACATTAGCGATGAAGATTGCATGAAAGAAGGAATTGAGGAACATTTGAAAGGGATACAATATGGATTTCCTTCAAATATCGGATATATAGGTCAGTATCCATTTTCTAATCCTCGTGAAGCCTTTTCTGCCCTGATAGATAAAGTCTCAGGCAAAGGCACTTGGGAATGCAATCCGTTCGTATGGGCTTATGAATTTAAATTGATAGACTAAGTGCCTGGTTAATAATAAGTTAAACTAAGTTTAAGAAAGGAGTTTTAGATTGTTTTATTTTGATTAAACACCTGAAAATGAGTATCTTTACAATACTAAAAGAAACCAATATTACTAACAATTAAAAGACAAGAACAATGAAAATATCGAAGAAATTAACAAGCAAAGAAAGTTTTGCTATCCTTAGGGAAATCGAAAACAGAAAATGTCCAGATGGGGTTAAGTATTCCGAATGGAGAGAAGAGAGGGACAGGCAACGGACGGAAGCCATCAGAAATTTAATTCCTGAAGTCGGGTTAGGGTGTACTATATGTTACTATTCTGATAGGAGAGCGGCTACTGTTACCAAAGTTATTTCTCCATGCAAGATTGAGGTTACATTTAACCAAACGGAATGTATCGACTACTATGCTGGTGATTATAGGATTTTGCCAGAACTTGAAGGTGGAGCAAAGGTGTTCACTAAAAGAAGAAATGGATGTTGGGTGGCAGATGGGCAAGCGTACAAGGGTGGTGTTTTGCTTATGCTTCATTACCAAAGTCATTATATTGATCCACATTTTTAGCATTAAAAGCAATGAAAACAATTGTAAAAGTGTATTTAAAGGATGGATAAGGCAATAAAGATTGGTTTGTTACTCCTTTAACCTATCAGAGCAAGAACTCACAAGTACTACCTTGGTAATACCTTCAACATGGGGCACGAGACAGACCATATGATGAATGTAACAAGGTTGAGACAATAAAATCATCGAATTAGATATTTTTAGTACTAAAAATGGCATTAAATGCGTCATTTTTTGTATTTTTACATCATAAAATAAAAAAAGAGCAATGAAAATTTACACAAGTTATTTCGGTAATAGCCGAAAATTAAAAGAAGCAGGAATTAAAATTATTTGCGTAGCTATTGGACGGCCAAGATTTATTAGTGGAGTACCACAAATGGTTAATGTGGCTCCAACAAGGTATATGATAAGTGCCGCATGTTCCCATGATGAGTATCTTAGATTATACAACAATATTCTTGAAAGTCAAGATGCGAAGAAGGTGGTGGAGCAAATAAAGACATTAAGTGATGGCCAAGATGTTGCTCTATGCTGCTATGAGAAACCAGGTGATTTCTGCCATCGCCACATACTTGCAAAATGGCTTACCGAAAAGACTGGCATTGAAATCAAAGAGTTTGGAGTTGTTGAAAAGAAAGAACCTAAGTATGAACAAGCAAGTTTGTTCTAAAGATATGTGTGAGGCTTTTTATGGTTATGGATACACACGTCAATTGAAAACGGAAACCATTGGCAGCTTGGAAGAGACAAGCATTTGCGGAAATAGCTCATCGGCAGAGCGTTGGCATTCCAGCCAAAGAGTGGGGTTCGATTCCCTGTTTCCGCTCAAATGCCGTTCAAGTCGGCTCGGTGATTGAGATTATGGTAAATGGCAGAAAGGTTCGATTCCTTTCTTTAGCTGGGTCTGTGCAATCTGACAGCGTGGAAAGACACGCAAATTTGGTGGTATGGCGAAATTGGAAGACGCTTCATAAATCGGTTAAATAGGATTATCCTTAATTGAGATAACTTCATTCCGATAAGACTTCTTGGACGGAAGGTGCAGGTTCGACTCCTGCTTATCTCTCAATGGGGAACGTTGTTTTTCGCTCTATTTTCGGATTCCTTCAATAAAAACATTGAAATGAGCGTGGTTAGTTTTTGCTGTTTTTAATACCACAAATAAAACAGCACATGGGCGGTGTGGTCTGCTATAAATACCGGTTAACCTTTATAGTTCGGGTTCAAATCCCGTCCGTCCTCAACCCTTATAGTAGCGATAAGCAAAAACAAGAACATAAAAACTTGTGCAGTTTATGGGGGTGATGGAAATAGCCATCTGACACGACTGAAAAGAAGCCGAATATACTGTATAAGTGTTCTTGCAAGTAGCTGAAGAAATGGTTGATTTTGTATTTAAGCCTTCCTGGAATACGCCAGGAGGGCATTAAATCTAAATTAGTGTATGAAGTCATACATAACTTGTAAAATATACTGATATGTCCCAAGGAACGACACCACCTGAAGTAAAACTGCTCCTTCAAGATATAATGAAAGGCGTAGAAAAGAAAGATGTTTTTATCGGATGTTCCGGTAATTTCACGACCGACAAAATTATGTCCAACATGGGATATACTGTACATTCCAATGATGTAAGCCTATATTCTAAGCTAATTTCTGATCTGCTGCTTGACACAAATACAGATATTGAAGTTGTAAATCCTGAATTACGTCTGGTTTTTGATACTTGGAAAGATACAAGATATAAAAATCTTGTTCAGGTAATGTTTGCCATGAGAGTATCAGGCTTTCATCAAAGAAAGAATGATTATCAGGAGGAAATGTTCAATTCGTTTATAGAGCAGGCTGACATTTATTATCACAATACCATATCGAAATTAGAAAAGGGTGCTTTGAATTTTAATATAAGCAGTTTCTTTTATGGCGATTTTTTTGACTTCCTAAAAAGTAAAAAAGGTAAGGGGATAGGTATTGCTTTTCCTCCCACTTATAAAGGAGGATATGAGAAGATGTTTAGCTATGTAGAAGATAGTTTTAGATATGCTCATGCTCCCTATAATGTATTTGACCCCAAAGAAGGTGGGGTGATGTTTAAATGTCTTCTTGAGAATGATGAAAACATCATCTATTCTGATAGATATTTCCAGGAAATAAACGACTTCCTTGTTGGTAAGATAAACTTGGGGCCTGGTAAGAATCCGATATACACTTATTCTAGTGTAAAGCGGGATAAGCATTATTACATTGAACGCGATAAAAATATAAAGCCATCATGTATTCATATTTTGCCTATGGATTATGAATTTACAGATAGTACAGAAATATCAGCAAAGATATGCCCAGTTAGTGATGTGAACTACTATAAAGCATTTTACATGGCAAATAAGGTTAACTATACAACTGGTGGGGATTTGGGATTGGTATTCATGGCTGATGGAAAAGCGTTCGGTTTTTCTTCTTTTAGCAAAAAACTTTCTACTCTTGAGCAGATTTTTATGCAAAGCGATTTTGTTGTAAACTCAAATACTCAGAGATTGAGTAAATTATTGATCATGCTTGTTAAGTCTCATAATGTAAGAATGCTGATTGCCCGAAAAATGGCTAACTACTACGATGGAGTGAAGACCACGGTGTACACAACAAGCCCAATTTCAATGAAATATAGAGGAGTATTTGATTTAGAACGCCGAGATGAAGGCAAGCTAATGTATTCTGCTAATTTTTTAGATGATTCATTAAAGGATTTATATAGATTATGGTTGAAAAAATACAAGAAGTGAAAGATGTTCATCTTATTCAGGGGAAACTGGATGATGTAAACAAGTTGATTGCTCCATATAAGTTAGCATATGTAAGCCCTATAAACGATTGTGTTCCGTTGGAGAAGAATGCTCACTATATGGAAAAAAGCACACTAGATAGACTAACAGCAAATGTGGCTGAAGACGGTTTTTTATCTCAGCTCCCGTTTGCGATGAAACGAAATGACGGTAAATATCTCATTTTGTCGGGAAATCATCGCTTAAAAGCTGCCATTAAAGCTAAGTTGGAATATATTTTAATCTTGTATATTGAAGAGGTTGATAAAGACAAGCAGATTGCCTATGTGCTTAGTCATAATGCTTTAGTAGGCAAAGATGATGCTCAGATGCTTAAGGAAATTTATAGCGAGATGCGCACTATTGAAGCAAGAGAGTTTTCTGGTCTTAACGGCATTCAATTTATTGATACGAATAAGATTCCCACGGTCTCTATTAATGATGGGGATATAGAGCTTACCGAAATGAAGTTCTTGTTTACTGAAAGTAGGAGCAATGATGTCAAAGCTGTTCTAGCGGAACTAGAAAAACAGAAAATATCTGCAAATAGTTCGATAGTTGTCGGCTCCTATGAAGAATTTATTAAGGTAGCTACAGAGGTTAAGAAAAAATTTAATATAAAAAGTAATACGGTGGCTTTTGCACGTATGATTGATATTTGCAAGGCCTTTTTGCTTGAACTGAAAGAAGAGGAGGTATAATATGGCAGGGAGAGGTAGGCCCAAAATGGAGATTTCTCTTTATGATAAATATATAAAAGGGAAGGAAGATCTTATTATAGCAGACTGTAGGAATGGGGCTGACAATAAAGGTTTATGTGTGCGTCTTGGAATAGGACTTACTACGTTCAAAAGTATACTAAAGAAACATCCTGAAGTTATAGATTTGTTGAAGGAAGGTAAAGACGAAGCCGACATGAAGGTAGAGAGTGCTTTATATAAACGAGCTATTGGCTATGATATTGAGGAAACTACAACTGAGGTGAAAATAGGAGAGGATGGATCTGGTCAAACGACTGTGGTGAAGAAAACGAAAAAGCATGTCGCGGGAGATACAACAGCACAAATATTTTGGTTAAAAAATCGTAGACCAAATGAATGGAAAGATAAACAAGATGTAAATGTTACTAATGATGATTGGGTAGATGCTTTAAAATCATTAACCGGTTCATATAAGAATGGTGACAAAGGATGAAAAAAAGAAACTCATAAGTGAAATTATAGCGTACTGGTCGAAGGATTGGAATAAATTTGTCCGTGATGCATTATGCGCAAGATTAGATCGTGAGCAGCAAGCTATTATTGAGTCTGTCCAACATAACCCCATGACTGCTGTTGCAAGTGGAACTGCTCGTGGAAAAGATTTTGTTGCGGCCTGTGCTTCGTTGTGTTTTATGTATCTTACTCCTAGATTTAATGAAAAAGGTGTGCTTGTTGGGAATACCAAGGTGGCCATGACAGCACCAACAGGGAGGCAAGTGAAAAATATTATGACTCCTGAAATCAGAAGGTTGATTCGTGCGGCAAGGGCAAAGTTTCCTTTTTGTTGTCCAGGCAGATTGGTTGCTGATGACATAAGAACGGATTATGAAGAATGGTTTTTGACAGGATTTAAAGCGGATGACAACGCGACTGAATCATGGTCGGGATTTCATGCAGCAAATACCATGTTTGTTGTCACAGAGGCATCAGGTATATCCGAAATTGTTTATAATGCGATAGAAGGTAACTTACAGGGAAATTCTCGGATGCTCATAGTGTTTAATCCTAATATTACTACTGGATATGCAGCTAGAGCCATGAAATCAGAACGTTTTGCTAAATTTAGGCTTAGTTCTCTTAATGCGGAGAATGTGGTAAAAAAACAAGTTATAATTCCAGGTCAAGTAGATTATGAATGGGTAAAAGACAAGGTAATAAATTGGTGCTCTCCCATTCAGCAAACAGACTTTAATGAGGGAGAAGGCGATTTCAATTGGGAAGGAAGTCTATACCGACCTAACGATTTATTTCGAGTCAAGGTACTTGGTATGTTCCCGAAGGTTTCTGAAGATGTTCTTATTCCTTATGAATGGATAGAAATAGCAAACAGGAATTGGCAAGAATTACAAGCAGACGGTTTCATTCCAGCTAAATCTTGCAAGTTAGGAGTTGACGTTGCCGGTATGGGACGCGACAATAGTGTGCTTTGTCCGAGATATGGAAACTATGTTCCTCAATTTGAAGTGCATCAATCTTCTGGACGTGCGGATCACATGCATGTAGTAGGTATGACAGTCCCTTATTTGAAAAAGAAAGGAGCAAAAGCTTTTATTGATACGATAGGAGAGGGCGCTGGTGTGTATTCACGATTATTAGAGGAAGAATTTACAAACGCTTTTTCATGTAAATACTCTGAAGGTGCAGATGGCTTGCATGACATAACCGGAGAGTATGAGTTCGCGAATATGAGAGCATATCTATATTGGGCTTTGCGTGATTGGCTTAATCCCAAGAATGGTTTTGGAGCTGCTCTGCCACCATGTGACCAGTTGATGGAAGAAGCTACTGAAACTAAATGGAAGTTTCTTAGTAATGGAAAAATCATCATTGAGCCTAAAGAAGATGTAAAGAAGCGTATTAAACGTTCCCCTGATTATATGGACGCATTAGCAAATACGTTTTATCCTAGAGATTACAGTTTTATTAGTGATGAAGAGTTGCTCAAAGATTTTTTGTAGTTGTGTTTCTTTTAGTACCTTTGCGTTTGAAAACACTTCTTTTTGGTGTTTTCATTGCTCTTATGTGCGCTGGCTTGTGAAAGTCGGCGCCATTTTTGTTTGTTTTAGTATTTTCAATAGATTAATATAATTCTAGGACACAGTTGGTGACACACCTAATGACACAGAAATAATGCTAAAAATCAATCAATTAGAGTTACAAGTGACACAATTAACGACACAGTTAGTGACACAGTTGTCTAAAAAAACGACACATGGGTAATATGATATCTATAAAGGATAAATATGTGTTAAATTTATCTTTTATAGATGTTGTTCTGAAATAAAATATCTATATTTGCATCCGTAACAAGTACGGAATGTTACCTGACATTTACTAAGTATTCTCCTTCTGGAGTTTATATATGATTGCCTCGTAGTAGCCCGTACCTATTACGAGGCTTTCTTTTTAAAGCCAGTTGTACAATCGGCGGTAGGCTGCATAAGCAGAGAGACAGAGGGTTGTACTCCTAAAACTCGATACTGCGTGGATGTGAGAAATCGAGAGGCGAACGAAACCGGAGTGCCTTCACAGCGACAAGTAAGCGAAAAGTCCGGGAAGATGGTGACTTGTTAATGCCATCCAGCTAAAAACGGCGTACTTTATACGAGCAATGACTGTTTGAATGCTGCTATAGCCAAGAGGCGTAAAATCCTCTAAGGGCTAAACTATGCAGCATTCATCACCTTTACCGAGTAAGACATTAATATACCTATGATACAAGATCGACTTAATGTATTTGAAAAAGTACTTCTTCTTTATGGTCAAGAAGTCTTACTCAATCTTTATTCTTCTGCTAAAGTTATGGGAAGATATGAAGATTGTGCTATTATGCGTGATTTACTGAAGAAGTACAATATTGATGAACGTGATGATATACAGGATTGGCAAGCTGAATTATGGCGTTGTGGATATGCCGGTAAAATTGCAGCTATCAACCTCCCTTATTATATGCATGAGGCTGTAAAAATGGTCGGTTATACTAGATAGATATTATTTTTTTGTTATAATATGGCATTATTATAGTCACTTTTATTATATTTGCACCGTAGCATTTGATGCTAACGTGCTCCTTCACGTTTCCGGATAGTGCGTATTGTGCAATCCGGTTTCTTTGGGAGTATTTATATATGTTCAACTAATCACCGTATGAAGAAGTACGGAACAGCCTATGGACGAAATAACTTCTATTTTAGACAATTCCCGCTCTGCTGATGAAGTAATTAACGATCTGAAAGAAAAATCAGTCGCAGTTCCTTCATGGAGCAAACTTATCAATGATTACGAACCGAAATTGCATACGATAGTTAGTGATACTGTTACCCGTAAGGATAAGATAAAATCTGATGGGACAGTAGAAAAGGCTTCTCGCATATACATCGGTTTGGAGAAGCTCCTCACTAAGCGAATAACTGAGTTTATGTTTTCTATTCCTGTAAGACGAGTATATCATAATATTGAGGATAATGAAATCAAACAGCAGATCGCTAAAGCCATTGAAAATATCTACAAGTATGCTCGCGTCGACAGTGAAAATATCAAGAGAGGAAATAATTATTTTGCTTCATGTGAAGTATTTACCATCTGGTATGCCGTTGAGAACCCGAATACCTTATATGGCTTTAAAAGCAAATATAAACTGAAATGTAAGACCTACTCCCCAATGGATGGAACTAAACTGTATCCTTTGCTCGATGAGTTGGATGATATGGTTGCTATGTCATTTGAATATTCAAAAAAAATAAAGGATAAAGAAGTTATTTTTTTTGAAACATATACGGCTACTACTCACTATAAATGGATGCAACAGGGTACTGGATGGAAACAAGTTAAAGTAGAACCTATTGTTATTATGAAAATTCCAGGAGTCTATATTTATCGTCCTGTTCCTATATACGATGGATTGTCGTATTTGCGTAATGAGATAGAATATACTTTATCACGCAATAGTGACGTTATAGCCTATAATAGTGCTCCTATTCTCAAAGTAGCAGGTGAAACTCAAGGAAAAGAAGACAAGGGAGAAAGCCGTAGGGTATTTCGTGTCGAAAATGGAGGAGATGTGTCATATGTTTCATGGGAACAGGCTATTGAAGCTTTAAAATATCATGTTGATACTCTTATCAAATTCTTTTGGAGTCAGTCCCAAATGCCGGACATCTCATTTGATAATATGAAATCACTTGGTAATATTGGCTTTGATGCTAGACAAACACTTCTTACTGATGCCCACCTAAAGGTTGGCGATGAAAGCGGTTCGTGGATAGAGGCCTTTGAACGTGAATGTAGTGTTATTAAGGCTTTTCTTAAAATGATGAATGTCTCTTGGGCGAGTGAAGTTGACAATGTAGAAGTTGAACATATTATAACTCCTTTCATACAAATGGATGAGGATGCCACTACTGACAGACTTATTAAACAAAATGGAGGTAAAGCTATTAAGAGTCAGCTTCAAACTATTAGGGAGGCAGGTTCTAATGATCCAGAAGCTACCCTATTGCAGATACAGAAAGAGGAAGCTGCAGCTTCTCAAAGTAGAATAAGCAATATTTTCGAACAATCGGAATAATAATCAAAATATAATCATTATGGTAAAAATAGATGTATTAGAATTTAGTAAAGAAAAACAGGGTTATTCTTGTGAGTTTACTTCTGTTGGCAAATGTGTAATACAGATAGACAGAGAGAAACATGGGACACTTAGCTTATACGCAAAGTTGGAAGGTATGGATTATGCACTGTTGTATCAATACCCTTCTGCTCAATTCAATGATAATGTGATTTTTGAGCTTGATGTACAAAAGGGGCTTTCTATCAAGATACTAAGCACAGTCGGTGTCATGAGTGCGAAAATGTCTTATGAGGATGAAGATTTATAACCTGTCCGCCAACTTGTAGAAAAGTAAAGGCGGCGTAGGCATATGTTTGCGTTGCCAACTTAAAACTTAAAATCATGAAGAGAAAAATATCAAACTGGCTTATTAGATTAGTAGCGAAGATCACCCCACAAGAAAGATTAAGTAGTATTGAACAAGTTGATAACTACGAAGCAAAGAAGCTTGGTATCTGCCTTGTTCGGACTAAAAAAGAAATCAAGGATTACCGGAAAAAGAAAAAACTTGATGAAGGCTGGTCTAATCGGAAATCAGATGAAAAGTTAATCAAGGAAGTTAAGGATGAAGTCCGCCAATCAATTATCAGTTCGATCAACCAAAGGGAACTAATAGAATACTCCGTTGAAAAAATTGGTGATGAGCTACATGTTACTGGTGAAATCAAAGTATATATCAAGAAAGAATAGTATGAAAGTTCCAATAGATAATATAACTTTTGCTGAAAGTGAATATCATCGTGGAAACAAGATATGGAAAGCTCAAACACTCTACGATTTTGCTAAGGCAAAAGAATATCCGGTTCTTGATATGCCACTATGGAATATAGACCTTACAGCTGAACCATTTGAATGCAATCAGCTTCACAGTTTCATTTTTCAATGCAAACGGGTGAATCAATGCTCTCTTGAATATCCTATTATTCTTGACGAAGTAGGTCAAATTGCTGATGGCTACCATCGTTTATGTAAAGCGATATTGGAGGGAAAGGAAACAATTAAAGCTATCCGATTATTGGAAATGCCAGCACCTGATAGAATTTCGGAGGAATAAATATGAAAAAGCATACTAGAGTAGTTACAGTGGAATACATCGTACAAGATTGTCCTATTTGTGGTAAGATTATAGTAAAACATCATCTCTACCCTACCAAGAAGGATAAGAAAAAGTATATAAAATAATGGCAAAGCCAAAGATTCCAAATCAGAAAAAAAAATACCAAGAACTCAACAGGAGATTAAACAAATATGTAGCCCTAGTTGAGCAGATATATGATACCCTGAATTTGGAAGCAGCCAAAGCCGTTTCACTAACTAATTATTTCTCAGATAGTGATAAGCCGTTTAAATGGTCTGACTACCCTCAAACTAAAAAGCAAATTGACGATATACAGAAGCACTTTGTAGAGGATATAAATGCAACTATCTATCGTGGTACTACCGAAGAATGGAAGAACAGTAATGAAGCACAGGATTTAATAGTAAACAAAGTACTAAAAGCATATAACGCCCAAGTTGACAAAGAAAAATATAAAATACTATATCAAACAAATTCAGATGCTTTGAAAGCATTCCAGAATCGAAAAGATAAAGGATTCAATATATCTGCAAAACTCTGGCAGCAATCTATGATCTACAAAGAAGAACTGGAGGCTGCGATCTCATGCGCTATTCAAAAAGGAACCAGTGCTGTTACGTTGAGTAAGCAAATAAGTAAGTATCTTCTTGATTTCCCATTACTGCAAAAAGATTACAAAGACAGATATGGCAGTGCTGAACATATACAAGATTGTGAATATCGTTCCATACGTCTAGCCCGTTCAGAAATAAACATGTCTTATAGAGCAGCCGAAAACGAAAGATGGAAACAAATGGATTTCGTAGTCGGATATGAAATAAAGTTGAGTGGAAACCATAACTGCAAGGGAGTTCCTAAGGGACGGTATTATGACATTTGCGACCAACTTGCAGGAAAGTACCCAAAAGATTTTGAGTGGACAGGATGGCACCCTAATTGCTACTCAGATGATAGTGAAGTGCTCACAAGTAGAGGATGGAAGTTATTCAAAGATGTGCTTGACGATGACTTGATATTATCTCTAAATCCAAACGAAAGAGTTCCTGAATGGGTTGGATTTACAGACAGACAATGCTATTCACATAGCGGTAAAATGATTCGCTTTTTCAATAAGTCATTAGATTGCCTTGTCACGCCTGATCACAATATGGTTTATTTGAATAAGAATGATGGCAGAATTAGGAACTGCCAAGCGAATGAATATACAAAAGGGAAGGGTGCATTTTATCGTGGCTGCGAATATAAGTCTGATGATATTGATTGTATGACAATCGGAAGCACAGTCATTGATTTTGATTTGTTTTGCGAGTTCATGGGATATTGGTTATCAGATGGTAGCACAATACGTAAAAGTCAAGTTATTATATCTCAAAAAAAAGGAGAACCTGCAAGAAATAAAATCATATCACTAATAGAAAAACTTGGGTATAAAGTAACTGAATATGATGACGGTGTATGTTTTTATTCAGCAGACATTTGCCAATATTTGAAACGTTTTGGTGTATGCAATGAAAAATATATACCGAATGAAATAAAATCGTCATCCAAAAGGCAGATTGAAATATTCTTGAATGCTTTCGTTCTGTGCGATGGATATACAAGACCATTCAAGTCATTTGTTGGGAATAGAGGGAATGTATTCACTTCTAACAAAGAAGAACGAATGTTTTTCACTACTTCTAAACAAATGTCAGGAGATTTGTCTGAACTTATATTGAAATCAGGTAAAAGACCATCATTCTCTGTAAATAAGGCTGGAAAATCTCATAAAAGAAATGGAGTTGAAATAAAATCAAATTATGACTGCTACATTATACGTGAATGTTACTCAACTACATCAACAGTATTTGATAAAGAATATGTTTTGTATGATGGAAATGTTTATGACCTGACACTTGAACGTAACCATATCATGTATATACGCAGAAATGGAAAATGTTTTTGGGGTAGTAATTGTCGTTGTTATAAAGTTCCTATTCTCAAAACAGAAGAAGAATTCTGGGAATGGGATGGACGGAGCGATGTTTCCACCGAGAGCGTGAATGAGGTCAAGGATGTACCGGACAAATTCAAGCTGTGGATTAACGATAACATACATCGTGCCAAAAGCTGGGGCAGTTCTCCTTATTTCATCCGCGACAATGGGAAGTATATCCGTGAGGATTTTAAGGTAGATGTCTATAATAAGACAGAAAAGGTTTTTGTACGCAAACACAGGACTAATCTTGCTATGAGTCGTGTAGAATATTACAATAAAACCTATCCTCACATTCCAGAAGTGCAACAAGCGGCTGTCAATGCTTATACGCAGGCGGTGGGTAAAACAAACAAAGGTGCTACCAGCCGTGAAATAAACCGTAGACTCCGCAACAGTACGGAAGATGAATATGTTGACGTAGCAAGTAAATTGATAAGTCAGGCTTTATCCAAGTTACCTAAGCATGAAGGCATAGTGTACCGTGGTGAAACCATGAGCATGAAGAAGTTGCAAGAGCGCTTTCTAGACCATATCGGTGATGTAATTTCTGATAAAGGGTTTGTGTCTTCCAGTATATATGAAGATACTCCACGAAAATTTATATCTCATATGGGAGTGCCCAAAAGTTACAAGCGTGTTATCTTTGAAATTCAAAGTAAAAACGGACGGGATATCAGTAAAATATCAGAATTTAATGGTATCTTTACATTAGAAAACCAGCATGAAATTCTGTTTGACAGACAGAGTAAGTTCTTGGTGTCTGGGCTTCCAAGAGAACTTGATGGCATTATTCGCATTAAATTGATAGAGCAATGATAAAAGGTGTAAAAGTTATAGAACGTAGTGGTAAAAATGGTAGAGTTATCCATTTCCAGTACAAAGGTGTAGAATACTGGAATACAACTGAAAACTTTGAGGAGATGCAAGAAGAGGATTTCATTAAACTGCATGAGGAATCTATGAAGGATAAGGAACGATGGGCAGAAATCGATAAACGCATCGCCACTAAGCATGATTCCATGACAACCGAAGAACGCGAACGGCAAGATGAATCCGATCGCGTGGTTTTTGAACGATGGCAGGATGAAGCCAACACGAATGCTATTCTAGACGGTTACGAGTCGGAAAAAGGAGAAGACCCTGATTTCAATCCGTTTAGAAAAAAATAATGATTAGCCTTTGATTTCATCTATAAAATTTATAAGTTTGCAATGTGACGGTCACCTGAAGGATAAAGGACATAGGTAATATATTTAATGAGGCAACCGATTAGGCTGCCTTTTTTGATGTATTGCCTAATATATTTCCCAATGTATATCCCAATAAAAGCAAATGTTTTTTCTTTCTTTCCTTTCCGATTTTTGCACCATGTTAAACAGACAGAAGTGCAAGTGTACATAGCTCCAAAGTCACAAAAATGGAAGATATGGAAGATAAAATTAATCAGATTTTAGTTTATACCCTATTGGCGGCAAAAAATGTGCTGACATTAGAAGATACATCACTATTGACCGGACTTAGTAAAAGTCACTTGTATAAACTCACTTGTAATCGTCAAATACCGCACTATAAACCTAATGGAAAGCAGCTGTACTTTGATCGTACTGAAATAGAAGCATGGATGAAGCAGGGGAAAGTGAATACCATTGATGAAAGTGAACAGATGGAAGTTGTGTATTTAGCAAAGGCTTCCAGAAAGTAAGGAGGTAAGCTATGGGAAAAAGAAAAGGGCAGTCTCCACAACCACCCAATTCCATGATGATGAGGCAAAGATAGAAAAAGAAAATGGAATAAACAAATACCTAAAAGCATATAGATATCTTAAAGAATAACCGCTGATGTACAACTACATTCAGTTTCACGGCACGGAGTACAAGACTACTTTCGTGCCGTGCGTTTATTATGAAAGTTTAACGTTGAATATGGCTCTTTAAATGTCACTTTTACTACCTTTGTAGCAGATGCGTATGAAGACGTACGCCACAGAACTTGTCGTAAAGACTCATTGCTCTAATGTTTAGTAAAGTTCTAGCGAATAGTCTGCTGGCATACGTGCTATGCAGGCTATTTTTAGTAACTAAAACATTGTACAATGGACAGAAAACAACAAGTGTTTGTAAAATTGAAACTTAAAGCGAAGGCGTTAGGGTTCAATTCAAGGGAATTAAAGGGTATTGCTGCCAAGATTGCCGATAACCTTACTTCCGCAGATGATGCCTCAGATGAAGACGTAAATGCAGAAATTGACAAAGAGATTGACTCCGCACTACGTTACTTACCTTTCGGCCAGTCACAAGCCAATCGCTTGCTTGATGAATGGAAGAAAAATCACCCTGAAACAGATGACGACGACAACGATGACGATGACGACGACGGAGCTTCGAACAATCAAAGACGTCAAGCTGGTTCAAACACCAAAAATCCCAAAAACAGAGGAAAGAATGATGATGCTCCGGAATGGGCTAAAGGTTTAGTTCAGACAGTACAAACACTGAATGACGAAATCGCAGCATTGAAAGGTGAAAAAGTTACCACTACACGTAAAGAAAAACTTGAATCCTTATTGAAAGATGCTGGCACATTCGGTACTCGTACATTGAAATCTTTCAATAAAATGAAGTTTGAAAATGATGAAGAGTTTGAAGAATTCTATTCCGAAGTTGAGGAAGATTTGAAATCTTACAACCAAGAACGTGCCGATGCAGGGCTTTCTAGTTTAGGTAATCCTCCAGGTGCAGGAAGTAAGAAGCAAGAAGAAAATGAAGTATTAACCGATGAAGAGGTCATAGCAATGGCTAAAGGTCTTTAATCAAAAGTAAATTAAAAATGGGTGCAAAAGCTGATTTAGTCAACGAACAAGAAACAATCCTAACCGGAATGGATTCGATTGTTATTCGTAACTATTTGGGCGGAATTATGAATGGTCGGACGTTGGACATGACTGGATTTAAGCAGTCTGTAATCAAAGCCGGACATATCGTTATCCGCGATACAGAAAATGATACTTATAAGCCAATGCCTGTTAATTCTGCAGGTACAGCCTACGAATCATTGCCAGGCAATCATGAATATGTTGGTGTTGTTGTTTGTTCCAAGCCTGCCGACAAACCATTCGTTGGTATCATGTATGCTGGCGAAGTGAATGACGTGGCAAGTCCTTATCCTATTGACAGCATCAAGGCTGAATTAAAAACGGCATTGCCACAACTAACTTTTTTACACGATTAAAAGGAGGTGAAAGATGAATGAATCATTATTTATTGAATTTGTAAGAAGAATATGGCCTAAATTGAGTCTATATGTGAAAGAAAAGATCAATGGAACAAACCAGAATTTGACCTATCTTCACAAAACGATGCTTACTAAGGTATATTCTCCTGATCAAAAATGGGAAGGCACATCTGCTAACACTACATATGTAGCTGCTGATATGGTAGCTATGGACTCTCCCTTGTCTCCAAAGAAACGTGACTCTATTGCTCGTTCTAGTGGAGTATTGCCGAAAATTGGTATTAAGAAAATTTTGAGAGAAACTCAGATCAACGCTATCAATATCATGAAAGCGCATTTATCTAATGCCACTACGGAAGAAGCGCAAAAATCTCTTAAAAATAGAATTTTCTCTCGTTTAACAGATGACGGAACCGCATGTTCTGTTGGTATTGACGAAAGAAATGAGGCTAATTTCCTTACTGGGCTTTCTGATGGGGTTATTGTTGTTGAAGATGATGATGATAAGAACACCGGTCTTGGTTTGCGCGTTAAATACGGCTATTTACCTAGTCATAGTTTTGGCGTTGTTACTACTGGGGAAGTTACAGGAGATGATATCGAGAGAGTTATAAGCAAAGCTAATGATGACGGTAACAGTATTTCGGTCATTATGCTGGCTTTATCTACATATAACAAAATGCGTCAATCTCAATGGGCTAAAGAATTAGCCGCAAATTATCGAGGACAAACCTTTGATAATGAGACTAAGCTGCCTGTACCTACTTCTACATTATTTGATGAAGCGTTCTCTGACCAATATAACGGTATCTCATTCCTGAAGATTGACCGTTCAGTAACTTATGAAAAGAACGGTAAAAGGGTATCTTATAAACCGTGGAACGCGAATAAATTGATATTTCTCCCTTCTGCTGATAATGTAGGCTCTTTTGTATGGGGAACTTTGGCTGAAGCGACTAATCCTGTTAATGGAGTGGAATATACTACCGTTGATGAATACAAGTTGATCAGCCGTTACTCTAAGACAGATCCGTTACAGGAATTTACAAACGGACAGGCTATTTGTTTGCCGGTTATCGAAAACGTAGACCAAATCTATTCTTTGGATATACTGGAAGCCCAAACTGTAAACACTACAGAAGAAGAGAAGGATGCCACTGATGTCAAAATTACAATTTGGGGAGCAACTTACAAAAAGCCGGAGTTTGTGACGGAATATAACAAGATTGCAGGCAAGAACCTGACTTCCACCGTTTCCGATGATAAGCTAATCGCAGCAGTCAACAGATTGAGTGACGCAGACGAAGAAGCATTGAAAAAGGCGGTTGAATCTCATAAAGCATCGTAAGTCATGAAGACAATTCAGCAAGCCCTCATAGACGAAATACATTATCCGATCCCTATCGGTTTTGTAGAGAATGTGATGATTAAACGTAATCTCAATGGCGATGATGAGTTTAATTATGACATATCTCATTCCAACGAATATCAGGGAGCTCTAGCTGATTGTCTTTGGTCTTTGGTTCAGGCTATCAATTTCTCTGAAGCAGACAAGTCCTTCGGGGCTTTGTCTGATAAAGATAAGAAACTAATACTGTTGCATGTTAACTCCATCTACGATACCATTGGTGAACCTTCGGTAGAATTGGAACCAAAGCCAAAGGTATATGTAGGTGATTGCTTGTCGTAGAAATGGCTGTATTGAATAGAAAACCTCACCGTTTGCAGTACCTTGTATCTAGTTCTGGATATGAAGATGAAAATGGTGATTATCATCTAGGTTCATCTGAATGGAAAGGCTCAATTCCTTGTGATGCCGTGCCTTCTGGGAAGGCGGAAGAAAGAGAGTTTGAGGATGGTGTTGTAAGAAGCTATTCATATACGGTATGTCTTCCAAGCAATTGTCAAACCTTTACTATTGGTGACAGGGTTAAGATAAGTCTTCTCGGAGGAATTGAAAGGGAATTTGAAGTAAAAGGTTTCCATCGTTACCAACTTCAGTGCAAAATTTGGGTTTAGTATTATGGGCATAAGAATGACTACCAAGCTGGATGAAATTCATAAGGTTCTTATGAAAGAAGCAAATCGGGTTGAAAGGCTAACAATACGCGCTTTGTCTTACCTTGGGGAACAATGTGTTTCACGAGTACGTGACAGAGAAGGTAATAAAAGTTGGTATGATCAGTCCGGTAACCTGCGAAGTTCAGTTGGCTATGTAATAGCTTATAACGGTAATATTATCCAATACTCAGACTTCAATCAGATAAAGCAAGGCTCGGAAGGCGTAAGTGTAGGTAAAAACTTGGCCAAGGAACTTGTAAAGAGGTATCCTAATGACTATGTGCTTGTTATAGTCGCAGGAATGAACTATGCTGAATATGTGGAAAGGAAGGATAATAAGGACGTACTTGCATCAACGGAATTGTGGGCGATGGACCAAGTTCCCAAGATGCTTGAGAAACTAAAAAGACAGATTGCTAAATAATGAAATCAGACATTGAAATAGCTAAGTTTGTCTATCACAAAATTAAGGGCACAGACCTTGAAAGGAATGTTACCGGCAAATTAAGTGATAGAGGAAGACCAAACAAGTCAGACAAAGAGGATATTGTTATATCTGTACTTGCCAATGAAGGATGTGGCCAAATCCAAAGAGCTTATGTTAATGTCAATGTGTATGTCCGTGATTTATGGAATTCGGAAACAAAGGCGTGGGAAAAAGATACTCTACGCGTAGGTAAGCTGTGTGAATTATGCAAATTCCTTATCTCCATACGAAAAGATGAATACCACACAACCCCATCAAAATGTAGCCAAAAAACCAGTCCTACAAATACACCTTTTGAGGACGGACATACAGAACATTTCATTAATAACAAATTGTACATTGAGATAAATAACGAATAAGTATTAACTATATTAAGTGATATAGAACTATGGCAGTAATCGGATGGGGTAAACCCCGAATTTTCGTAAAAGACTTGGATGCTTCTTCGCCCAAATGGGAAGAGCTTCCTACACCCGTGGAAGATTCCACACAGTTGACAACAACAAAAGGCGACAAACAAGAAGCCAAAATTGAAGGTGGAGAAAATGAAGATGTCAAGTATGGTAAAAACGCCTATGCCCTTGTACTCAACATACGTGCAGCAAAAGGCCGCAAAAGACCTATCAACGACAGTGATGGCGTAGTTGCTCACAATTATGCTGTTGCACTACAACCGGAAGATCCCGAAGTTCCTGGATTTTGTATGGAAAAGACAACAGTGTCAGTTGAAGATACGTTTACTAGTGCAGATGGTGGTGTGTGGGCATATACATTTGACGCTTTAAAATATGCCGCTGAAAAGAAACAAGTTCAATGGGGTAAAATTATTGTTACTCCTACAACAGGATCATCTATTACAAAAATAGAGTGTGACCCGGACGACGAAGACGGTGATGGAGACAAGTTTGAAGTCGCCCCCAATTCCGGCATAGGCGGATAATTTACAATAGATATAGTTTAAACCTTTGTGCATCTGCTTTATAGATGCACACTTGCGGATTAAGCACACACAGGCGTGCGTCGCTCTACCAGAGTGAAGGGGATGGTGCAGGTCCATCAGTCCGCTCTAGGTCTTTTTGTTCAAATCTGAAATTGGTGGTCTGTGAAGATAGCCAATTTGTTTTCTAAAAGGTAATAGTATATGATTGAAGATCGAAAAATAATAGAAATGAATATTGCTGATACCATAATGGAAAGGCCATACGGCTTTCAGGTTAATAAGCGACATTTTTATCTATATCCAATAACGTTAGGCAAAACGTATCTACTCTCAAGACTTATTGAAAGCCTTGATATGAATGCTGATATTATAAAATCAAACCCATACATGGAGGCTTTAAGATTATGCCAAGAAAAAAAAGATATTGTTTGCCAGCTACTATCATATCATACGCTCAACAAGAAAGAAGAACTATTTAATAGCAGAATTGTAAATAGTAGATGCCAGTTTTTGAGAAACAATCTTTCAAATGAAGAAATGTCTCAGCTTCTTGTTATAGTGCTTACTAAAGATAATACCGATGAGTTTATCAAATATTTTGGGATTGACCGGGAACGCAAAGAACTAGCTAAAGTCTCAATGATAAAAAACAAAAAAGGTAATTCTATCACTTTTGGCGGTAAAAGCGTATTTGGTTCTTTGATATTACCAGCATGTGAAAAGCTCAACATGACTCCACAGCAGATTGTGTGGGAAATTAGTTTTTCATTTCTTCAAATGTTGATGGCAGATACTATTACTTCAGTATATCTTACCGATGAAGAAAAGAAAGAAGCCCGTATTTCCAATGACAGGACATTTGTAAATGCGGACGATCCGAAAAACATGGCAAAGATAAAAGCTATGAAATGGGATTAAATACGAAGAATAGAACAATTTTAAAAATTAGGGATAAAAAAATCACGGGGGTTATACAAAAATCCTCGTGATTTATAGGTAAAACTGAACAATTTTTTAATAATTACTCTAAAGTTATTGTAGTATTGTTAGCTACTGATGCATCAAACTCATAACCAATTTTCATTTCAGCTTTAGATCCACAAGGAAGAGGAAGACATGTGAAACAAAAGATTACTACTGATAGAGGAGTACGATTTTTCCCAGTAATATAAACTTCAGAAGATGAGAAGTTTACATTATCTCCGGATGAAAGAGTTAAATAACGTAGTTTAATACCTAATCTTCCTTTAGTTCCAAACCATGACGATCTTTTTGCTTCATATACTATTCCCTTAGCTATAGTTCCAGCAGGAATAGCTACTATTTTATCTACAATAACATCCCTAGAAACTTTAAAATCGATATTCTGCCCTTCATGTACTTGAGAGGCTCTAACATTACTTATGGCTTCCAAAGGAACAACAGTACCAGCTTTAATGATAACTTCTTTCTTTTCTTGAGCAAATCCCATTATTGAATAAATAAACACCGCCAGTAATAATAAAATATTCTTCTTCATAATTATTGAGTTTTTATTTTTACAACTTTTCTATTGCCATTTTAATTGATTCTTCAAGTCTATCCGCATATTTGAATATATCATCTATGCTATCAATCTGAATCCAGTCGCAGCTTTTGTATTTGTTTACTGGTATTCCTATTTGCTTCTTTCTTGCTCCAATAGAAATACGACATATCCAATACCATTGACTGTTGTCTAAACTTATAACGAAATAAGTCTTATAGTCTTTATATGTAATCCGTGAAGCGTCTACACTACGCCTAAGTATGCTTCTCACGATATTATAAGCATCCATTTCCTCTTGTGTGGTGATAATCCCTGCTTCTTTATCCATATAAACTATCCCTTCAGGTAGTTTGTTTTCTGTATTTTCTTTGGGAGAATTAGGTAAATTACTAGAAATATTAGTTGTGTCTTCAACCTGTTCGTCATTTTTCATTGCTGTATTAAGCCTTTCAGCTATGATATCATTTATTACCATAGACATTGACTTTTTTACAAGCGGGGTGAACATTTCAACTACCTTTTGTGTGATTTGCCCGGTTGTGTATATTTGTTTTGCAAAGAATCTAACAAAATCAGATGTAGGAGATTGTATTTCTTTGTTGAAAATTTCCTTTATCTCCGTTGTGTATTTTAATTCATTTGCTGTGCTAAGTACATTGTTTTCATTGTAATAAGATTTGTGGAATTTTTTCAGCTGTTCTATGTCTGCATCAGACAGATCTAGCATATTTACAACTAAGAATGGCCTTTCATCCATAATGTTAACCTTCTCCAAATCGGTATAGAAACGGTATTCTATGCCATTGGTGAGGACTCCAAAGCGAGACTTAGAGGCTACGAAATATTTTTGTAGTTGGGTGTCATGCAGATTCAAGTCTTGTTTGCAATGCTTACACTCTATAAGAAGTATCGGGTTTTCGTCCTTCATTATAGCATAGTCAATCTTTTCTCCCTTCTTTTTGATTAAGTCACAGTCCATTTCCGGAACAACTTCGAAAGGATTAAAGACGTCATAACCTAAAGAAGCTATCAATGGCATTATGAAAGCATTTTTTGTGGCTTCTTCTGTAGATATGCTATCTTTTTGTTTTTTTATGCGGTCTGACAGTTGTAAAATTTGATCCTTGAAATCCATATTTTTACAGTTTTACAATAACGTTTGTACAAATATATTTTATATAACAATACAAACAAAATTAAAGATAAAAAAATAATGTATTAAATATGTTTTTCTTATAATAGTGGCACTAACTGCGCCATTTTTTGTTATCTTTGTATTGCCGTGTAATGTTGCACGGAACTATTTCTATCGAAAAGACTTATGGCTGGATTACACTTTGATATCACTGGCGATAACTCCAACTTCATACGCAAATTACATGAATGTGAGAATGGAGTAAGAAACACTTCTAAACAAATAGAACAAAGTGGGTTAAGTATTGAAGATCTATTTAACCGTATGACTAAAGCTGCTGCTGCTTTTGGAGCAGGATTTACAGCGAAAGAGTTGATTTCAAATATTGCTCAAGTTCGCGGTGAGTTTCAACAGTTGGAAGTCGCATTTAAGACGATGTTAGGCAGTGAAGAAAAAGCAAATGCTCTTATGCAACAACTGGTAAAGACTGCGGCTACTACACCATTTGATTTACAGGGAGTTGCTAATGGAGCTAAACAACTCCTTGCTTATGGGGAAAATGTAGAAAATGTTAATGACGATTTGATACGTTTGGGTAATATTGCTGCCGGTTTATCCCAACCTCTTGGAGATATCGTTTATCTTTATGGTACTACAATGACCCAAGGTCGTTTATATACCCAAGACCTCAATCAGTTCACTGGCCGTGGTATACCTATGATTCGCGAACTAGCAAAGCAATTTAATGTTGCGGAAAATGAAGTTAAGGGACTTGTTGAAGCCGGAAAGGTTGGTTTCCCGGAAGTTCAAAAGGTTATCATGTCACTTACTAATGAAGGCGGAATGTTCTACAATCTTATGCAAGAACAGTCAAAGACAATTACTGGGCAAATCTCTAATATTGAGGATGCTATTGCTACCATGTTTAATGAAATAGGAAAAGCCAATGAAGGTATCATTAACGATGCTTTATCTGGAGTTTCCTATCTAGTTGAAAACTATGAGAAAGTGGGACGAGTACTGTTAGAAATCGTAGGAACCTATGGAGCATATCGCACCGCCCTAATGGTTACTAGTTCTTTGCAAGCTTTACAAGCATCAGGGATTACAGCTTTGACAACCAAAGAAGCTGTTCACTATGGATGGTTAGTCTTAACTAAAAAAGCTCAAGACGCTTTGAATTTATCAATGCTAAAGAATCCGTATGTATTGGCTGCAGCTGCTATTGCTGGATTGGCTTATGGCATTTATAAACTTGCCACAGCAGAGACTGAAACAGAAAGAGCTGTTCGCAAAACAAACGAAGCACTTGAAGCGCAAGAAGGTTATTATGAAGGGTTAAAAAATAAAGCGAGTGAACTGTCAAATATTTTAAGTAATGAATCCAAATCTATAGAAGAACGTTTTATTGCATATCGCCAATTGCAGCGTTTAATGCCTGAAGTGTTCCAAAATATGGATTGGGAAACTGCAAAACGAAAAACAAATGCGGAGCTTATAAAACTTGAGACCGATGAACTTTTAAGGCGGCAACGTATTGGTTTAAAGACTAAGGTTGTAATGTCTCAACAAAAAATACAAGGTCTGGAAAACAGTATAATTAAAACTGATAATAGAGGGGGGTATACGGGAGCATTGAAAGAAGATTTATCTGCTGCAAGAAAAGAACTTGAAATTTATACTAAAGCTTTAGATGATTTTGAGAAAGCAGACGAACAAGCTAAAAAGGATGCTGATAAGCCTACTGTCTACAATAAAAAATATTGGGAAGGGAAGAAGAAAGAAGCCGAAGATGCCCGCGCTGCTTTAGACTCTTCTAAAGAAAATTCAAAGGAATGGAATAAATATACAAAACAAATACAGGAAGCGCAAAAACAAATAGATAAGTATTCGGATTCTAAAACAGCCAAAGAGTATAACTCCATCGTAAACCAACAAAAGAAAATCTCCGAACTATTAGACAAGCAAGCAACCGAAAGGAAGCGCAAGGAACAAGATCTGGAGAATCAACTTACCCAGTCTCGTATTGACGCTATGGCAGAGGGAGAAGCCAAGATTCGTGCACAACGTGAATTGGACAACAAGAAGGAAATACAGGATTTAGAACGTCAGCGGGAAGATTATATCCGAACAGAGATCGAGCTTCAGCGAAAGGCCTTTGATGAACAGGAGAGTTTGCGGGAAAAGCAGACTAATAACTATAAAAAGAAAACGTTTGATGCATCTTCTGTGAAAGTTGATACATCTGCTTTTGATTCCATAATAGGAAATATAAAGAAACGTCAATTCAGAGACCAAATAAGTGAGCAAGAACAGGATTGGAATGAGTATATAATAAAATATGGTACATTTCAGCAGAAAAAAGAGGCTATTGCACGTAAATATAACAAAGCCATAGAAGAATCAGCAACAGCTGGAGAAGCTGCTTCTCTTCAAAAAGAATTTGAAGAAGCATTATCTAATCTAAATCTTGATAAACTGAAAAATACAATAAATTGGCAGGTGATTTTTGGAGATCTGAGTAAGATAACTAAAGATCAGTTGACAAAAGTGAAAGCACAACTGAATGAGTTTAAAAAATCTTCTGAATTTAAAAATGCAACTCCTGATCAAATTAAGGTTATTGAAGAAGCGGTAGATAACATAAATAATGCTTTAATAGATAAAAGCGGTTTCTTTGGCGGACTAGGCGATTCTCTTACAGAATATGAACAAGCTGTTGTAAAAGTAACAGAGGCTCAAACAGAACTAAATAAAGCCTTGGAATCTGGCGATGAAGTAGCAATTGAAAAAGCGAGAGAAAAGAAGAATGCAGCGGAATTGAATCAATTAAATGCTCAGGTCAATGCAGAAAAGTCTAGGGATAAGGCTATATCTAATATAAATGCAGTTGCTGATGCAATGACTAGATTAAGTGATGGATCAGCAAGCTTATCAGAAGTAGGGAATATTGTTGGTAATTTAGTTGATGCTTTTGCAGAATCAGGAAGTAAAATTGGGGGAATTATTGGGGCTATATTAAGTATTATAGATCAAATTGGAGAAAAAGGAGTTGTAGGGTTTGCTGGAGGTATTGTAAAATCATTAGGTCATGTAGCAGAGAAAGCTTGGGGCGGTTTTGCAAATGTATTGACTCTGGGTAAATTTAATATCGGTGGGGCCGATTATTCCGACTATAATGAGATGGTGGAAGAATATAATAAGTTAAATGACATATGGGATGAGTTGATAGATAAAAAGAAAGAATACATAGATATGTCCTATGGTCCCGAAGCCGCTAAAGCCGGAGAGGAAGCTATTGAAATAGCAAAAAAGAGCATTGAGTCTTATAAGCTATTAGGGAAAGAAAGGCTTAATTCTGGTGCATCTACTGGTTCTCACTCTATTGGTGTTCGTATTAGAAATAGCATGAGTCAGGAATTATGGGATCAGTGGGATGAGTTTGCCAAGTCAATAGGTCAGAATCCAGACGCAATTGGTGGCCGGCTTACTGGTCTCTTTGATCTGACGGCTGAGCAGCTTGAAAAATTAAAAGAGGAAGCTCCCGGCTTTTGGTCTAAGTTGGATGGAGATGTTCAAAACTACCTCAATAAGATTATTGAAGGTGAAGAGAGAATAGAAGACATTCAAAAGGCCGTTCAAGAGCAATTGACTCAAACATCATTCGATAGCCTGTTTGACAGCTTCATAGATACTCTTATGGATATGGATGCTTCGTCAAAAGACTTTGCAGATAATTTTGGAGAGTACATGCGAAAGGCTATATTCACTCAAATGTTCTCAAAGGGATATGAAGATGAATTAAGAAAATGGTATGACTCCTTTTCTGCAGCTATGGGTAAAGAGGGAGGCATCACCTCTTCTGATATTAAGGACTTAAGAGAAGGATGGGATATTATCGTAAATGGTGCTCTTGAAGACAGAAAGGCATGGGAGCAGATCGTAGGCGGTGGTGGCACATTTACTTCCCAGGGGTCTTCCAAGAAAAGATTTGCCACAATGTCTCAGGATTCTGCTGACGAGTTGAAAGGACTCTTCACTGCTCTTAAGATCGCCGGAGAAGAAATCAAGAATCAAATGATGGCTGTTGTTATGGGAATAAATTCTCTCACAAGCATATCGTCTATTGGGAATGAAGTGCTTAACAACATTTTAACACAGCATGTTATAACCAATAGTTATTTAGATGATATTACCAAATATACGAAATTGCTAAATGACATAAAGGCTGATATATCCGAAGTAAGAGTTAATACTAAGGGACTCTCTACTCGCTAATTATAAACCATAAAATATATACAATATGCCAAAAGGTGAACTTTTTATAAACAATAAAGATTCCTACGACAATTGGGGAATTAGTATGGATACATCTTCTCTATCAGCACTGATGACTCCTGCTCCTAATAAAGAGTTTATAGAGAATAAATCAAGATTAGAACATGGCAAGCGCGTAATAGCTGCCAGCCCCAAAGTAGATGAGCGTAATCTTACGTTGACTATCAATCTTACTGCTAAAGATGAAAATGAGTTCTTTGAAAAATATGATAGTTTTTGTCAGGAATTGGCAACTGGAGTATTAAATATTAGATCTAAATATCAGCCTGATATAGTATATCGTACAATATATCTTTCATGCAATCAATTTACTCAGTTTATGAGGGGAATTGCACATTTTTCATTAAAGATAGTAGAACCTAATCCTATGGATAGAAATATTAACGATTAGAATGACACTTTTAATGTCATTTTTTGTATTTTTGTATCAAACATCGTATGAAGGTATACGAAACTTATGATAGACATCAAAGACATATCCGGCAACATCCGTCTTTCTACTCCTATCAACGAAGGTAGTAAAAGAAAGTTCCAGCTAATGAGTTCTGATTACATTACTCTCAAGTTCTCATTAGCTGAACCTGTCTACTTTCAGCTTGGGGATTACATTGATGACGAGAATATTGGTTTGTTTGAGCTTGTAGACTTATATAAACCTACTTACAATACTACTACCGGGGGATATGACTACGAATTAAAGCTTGATGCTTACTATTGGAAGTGGAAAAATAAGAGGTTCTTCTATACTCCTCAAAGTAGTGGAAGAGAAGCTAGCTGGAATTTGACCGATACACTAAAGGTTCACATGGATGTGTTCTTGAAAAATCTAGAAGTGTTAGGCTATCAGTATAAAGGGAAAGCATTTACATGCAAAATTGACGATTCTGTGGATGATTCATCCAAGCTGATTTCATATGATAACATGAACATGCTAGACGCTCTTTCTCAAATGTCTCAAACATTTGAATGCGAATGGTGGATAGAGAAAGATGTAATCCGTTTTGGTCGTTGCGAACATGGTGATCCGGTCGATTTTGAGATTGGTGTTAATGTTAGTGCAATGAATCGGAGTGACAGTCAGACTTCTTATGCAACTAGAATATATGCTTTCGGTTCTACGCGAAATATTCCACAGACGTATCGTAAAAAACTGGTATTCGATGTTAAGAAGGTAAATGGGCGTGATATTTCTGATACATCACGAGTGCTTAATATAGACTATTTTCCTACCGATGACCAGATAGGAGATAAGTTTAAGGCATCTGTGCGGACAAGTGGATATGTCAAAGCCGGGTTGAATGATCTGAATTATGAATCTTTATCAAACAATCCAGCCGGGGGAACTTATGCAATAAAGAGTGAAGGTGCTTCGTTTAATATAGGAACAATAGTCCCTCCAGCCGGTTCATCTGTGGAGAGGGAATATTTACCATCAGGAATATATAGCTGGAGATGGCAGCTTCGATATAAAATCAATGATGTAGAGAAGAGTTATGGTATTGGAGGAAACGTACGCACTATATATGACAATCAGGAAAAAGAACTGACAGATAAAGTTGTCCTAAATAAAGAGATAAATATTGAGCGTGGGGCTACTGATTTGAAGTTATATATTGTCTTCCAACTACCAGGTTCAATTTCTTCTTTAATGATGATACTTGCCGGTTCATCTGGGGATATTACTATTGAGAATGTAGCTAAGTCGGCAAATGCCTCTGTGACATTCACTACGGGACCCAATGAAGGTCAGACATTTGATGCGATATATAATCCCGATTTTCTGATAGGGGAAGCAGCAAATGTATTGCGTCTTCCCGAAGGCGTTAGTGTATCTGCCGGGAATATGTATACCATCAACAATATTATAAAAAGCCGAATTCCTATAAGCTATTTTTCAGATGATAAAACGTTATTAACGGTTGAAGGTATTGTAACCAAACATTTGATGATGCCGGAGGGAGTTCCATACATTGACGCTTACCCTGATATGTATACAGAGGAAGCTATTGAGCAGATTGTTGTTTTTGATGATATTTATCCTAGTCGTATAGGGGAAATCGGAGATGTATATACGCATTCATATACTGATACTACAGAGAATCCAGATGGAAGTCAGACCGAATCAAAATGGGCTGCATGGAGATTTAAGGATGCGGACTTAGGCTTTCATTTCTCTGAAAGTTATCAACTACCAGGAGAGGAATTACGCGTAGCATTCCAATCCGGTCCCTTGGCTGGCATGGATTTTGAAGTTATATTTAATCCTTATGACTCATCGTCTGATACGTATCAGCCTGAACGCCTTGAAGATGGCACATGGAATCCAAGAGCACAGGTCTATGAGGTGAAGCGCAATGATGATTATGGGCGTATGCTCCCGGATGACATTTTGCATCCCACTAGCGGTGATACGTATATTCTATATGGGTACGATCCTCAATTCGTATCCGATAAGCTTATTCCTGATGCGGAGAAAGAAGTTGAAGAAAGGGCAAAGGAATATATCAACGAATTAAAGCAGGACCCATCAACTTATGACAGTACGATGATGCCGGATTACATCTATGGTGTTGACCCGGACACCGGCATGTATGATCCTGCATTCGCGAAGAAGTTCTCTATTGGTCAAAAAGTAAACCTGATCAATAAAGCCTATTTTGAGGAAGGAAGGATATCGCGAATAATTGGCTATGAATATCCTTTGGATGTGCCGTATGATTCTTTGGTGTATACTGTTGGGGAGACAGCTCCTTATTCCAAGTTGGGAGAACTGGAAAGTAAGATTGATTCTCTTACTTACCGTAAAGAAAGGATTAAGCAACAAATAATCAGTAGCGGTGGATCGTCTACTGGTACAGGCGAAGGAACCGCTAAGTTTACAAAAAACGTAGAAGTGACTGTGGATAAGGCGGGATATTTCAAGGCTGGTGATGTTATTCTGGAAGGCACTACAGTGGTGGATGCATTTATTAGAATGCTTTCTCAAAAATCAGTGGGAGAATTGAGAAGCAAGATCTCAACAGCAAATGATGTTGAGTTTGGTACAAGCAAAGGCTATATTACATATACTGCATCCCGGAATGGACAAGGGCCAATGGAATCCGCATATTATGACGAAAATCCGAATAATAAGTTAAATTTCTCTGAAGAAGTTGGCGGCATTCAAACTGCGGTTAGGCAACTGGAGGGTACTTATAGTCAGAATGAAACATATAAAGCTACGGTCATCTATACAGCTAGCGAAGATGGCACATTGCCAAGGCAGGAGATTAAAGATACAATCAGCGTAAATGTTAGACGTAAATGGTTTGCCGGTATATGTTCTTCCATTCCTAAGACTTCTGCTGAAGTACGTGCATTGGGATCAAGTGGACTATATAAGGGACCAGGCACATACAAGTTCTCTGTAGATAAATGGAAACTGATAGCTATCTGTATCCCTGCTGATGAAATTAAAGAATTAACTCTTACGGCTTATCCTGGAAATTTCATTGAAGATACAGGGATTACTGCCGGTCCTTCCACAATATCAGTAGAGGGAGCTAATGGTAGTACTGCTATCGATTATAAAATGTGGGTTGTCCAGACTCCGGGTCTGAACGATGCTGATACATTTACCTTTAAAACTGCATAAGATTATGGTTAAGATAAACGGAAGTAGTTTTGCATTACAATATAAACGTGTTACATATCGTGGGATAGATCCTACAGATAATCCTTTAACGTTAGAGGATGCAATCGCATATGCAAGAAATACGGATGCAGAAGAATATTTTCCCTATGACGGTCAAGTTATTTCAGTTCAAGGAGGGAAAGGAATATATATACTTGTAGAAGACCCTACTATTTCAAAAGAGGATGGACGAGAACATTATAAATTATCCCATCTTGTTACAGGAGAAGAGTCTGACGACAAATATCTCAGCAAAGTAGAAGACGATTCTGCCAAAGGTCTTATTACTTTCTTGGCCGGCATTGATGTAAAAATCAAAGCCGTTGTTCAGAAGCTAATCGCAGAAGACGCAACTTTCTCAAAGGAAATATCATCAAAAGACTATGTGCAGAATCTCATCGGCTGGATGATTTCTCCCGATGGTCATATCGATGCGAAATCGCTCCATCTCCGAGACTTTCTTGAGGTTCCGGAGCTTCGCTATAACCGCGTATCAATAACTTCGGGAGAAGATTGGCTTGCTCCCGGTGGTGGCATTATTGAATCCGTAAATGAATCTTCTCAGACTCTGACTTTGAAGCTGGAACCGGGAGAAGTTGCAAGCCTTGCGGTAGATGACATTTGCAAGGGTATATTCAACAACAGCACAGGATTCCAGGCTTCTTATTTCCGCATAACTCAAAAGATAAGCAATTCGGAGTTTAAATATACTCTCAGGAGTGGCTACTCATATCATCCTCAGAAGGCTATGCATTTTGTGGCATATGGCAATTTCACGAATGCGGAACGCCAGAAATCTGCTTATTCTACAAAGGACTATAAACGCTATCTCGCAGGAGTAAATAACTGGGAGATTACCTCTTCTATGGTTATGATGCAGCTAGGGGACCTGTCTAATCTGGTCATCTCAGGATTGGATTTGTCCGGATATAGCGCATACCTTCGCAATGTATATATGACCGGTACGATTAAACAGCTTTCGCAGGATGGTACTACGGAAGTCCTTGTTCCCGCATTCAAAGAAGAATGGAAAGCGGGAAAGTATTGGTATTACGATGAAGTTACCCATAACGGCAGCACATGGATATGTATTGAACCTAGTACTACGCAGGAACCGTCTGACTCTTCTACGGATTGGCTGAAGGCTACATCTAAGGGTGATGCCGGCAAACCGGGAGCAAATGCTGTCATCTATTCCTTGCAACCTTCCGTAAACGTAATAAAAAAGACCGCTGATGGTAGCAGTGAAGTATCAAAGGTTTCCTGTCGGATAATGAAGACGGACGGAGCTTCTACCGTAGTGTCATCTCTGCCTGCCGGTTATTCAATGGACTATGTCATCGATTCCGGAAATGCGAACGGGTATACTCCAGGGGGAGATATTGCAGTATCAGGAATAACCAGTAAAATACAGTTCCGACTTTATAGTGAAACTTCGGGAGTAGTGCTAGTGGATCAGCAAACCATTGTTGTCCTCAAAGATGGAAGTAACGGGAAGCCAGGAGATGATGGCGTAGGGATAAAAGATGTTGATGTATTATTTTATCTTTCAAGCTCTGCTACTTCTCTGATTGGAGGATCATGGTCTACTACATCTCCGACATGGGTTAATGGGAAATACATATGGAGTAAGACAAGAGTTATTTACACAAATACTACGACGTGGGAGAGTGATCCTGTTTGTATATCCGGAGGCAAGGGAGAAAACGGATTAGGCATCCAAAGTGTTATCGAAGAATACTATTTATCGACATCTTCTAGTTCTTTAATTGGTGGTTCATGGTCTACAAGTGCACCTGCTTGGGTAAATGGGAAATATATATGGACCAGATCAGTTATCACCTATACAGATGGCTCATCGACTACTACGGATGCTATCTGCGCCACAGGAGCGAAGGGAGAAACGGGTATAGGAGTAAAGAGTTACAGAGAACAATATTACCTGTCTACGTCCTATAGTACGCCGGCAGGCGGATCATGGTCGTATAATGTACCAAGATGGACAGATGGTAAATTCATGTGGACGCGAACTGTTGTCACTTATACCGATAATACAACTTGGACGAGTGATCCGGTCTGTGTGACAGGGAGTGCCGGACCTTCCGGTAAGGGGGTAAAATCTTTTGAGGTTCTGTATTATCTCTCGACTTCCTCCAGCTCTCTTGTCGGAGGTTCGTGGTCTACGACTGCTCCTAAGTGGGAGGATGGCAAATACATATGGACTAAAACTAAAGTTACTTATACTGACAATACGACATATGAAAGCAGTCCGGCTTGCTTGACAGGCGGACAAGGAAAGACCGGCCTTCCGGGTGCAATGCTCCGGCCACGCGGAGAATGGAAACCAAATACTGAATATTACCATAACGATGCGTTTATCGATACTGTCATCTATAATGGTAATAACAAACTCTGTAAGGTAACTCATACATCTACTTCTACATTTGACTCAACCAAATGGGACGATTTTAATGAGTTTGTGAACGTGGCTACCAACGTCCTCCTTGCCCAGAATGCGACTATAGATGTGCTTGGCACTTCCGGAATATTTGTTGGCAACCTTGAAAAGACGCAGGGATGGATGATAACTGAAGGTGCTATAAAACACAATCAGACAGGTTTTGAATTAACTGCTGAGGGTGGAATAAACACAGCTAACGGAAAGCTGGTGTTGACTTCGAATAGTACCGTAATCCGTACCAATACCGGTAAAGATATCGCTTTATTTAAAGAAGTGGACGGTGTACCTATGATTGATGCAAAAAATATCAATACTGAAAACTTAGTGGTAACATCTGGGGCCATTCTAGGAGGATGGGAGATAAAGGATAATAATATAGTGTCTAGAGATATAGCTGATGCAAAGATTCTTTTAGAGGTTAGCGGTACTCGTTTTTTGCGTATTAATGAGTATGGGGGAGTTTCTTCTCAAGGGGCATATCCTTTTTTGTCTATACGTAATGATAATCAGGACTGCATTAACCTAAGCACGTATGGTAAAGGAGGAATTGCGTTAAGAATTATTGCTAACACTTCTGGTGGTGGGGCTATAGAGAGTTACGGATCACACAAATTCGGCCAGCGTCAGTATGAGAAATGGAATGCTCCCGGAGTGTTGTGGGCCGCCCGTATTACGGCGGCAGGTGGTATATCAAACAGATGGGGGGACGGATGTTATGTATCGAGTGTCAACAGGACGGATATAGGCAACTATGTCTTTTGGCATGATTTAAATCATACTGACTATTTTATAATAGCTACAGGCGTGAATGAGAATTGGACTCTTTGCATAATATCTGATAAGCAGGCTAGTACTTTTACAGTAAAGACATTTCATAAAGACCAAGGATGGATCAATAGTGCATTTGAGGTCGCAGTTATAGGAAGAAATAAAATATAAATATTATGAAAATAGACTTTAGAACAATCGAAGTAGAGGATATCGAAGGGAATAAGAGTACCGTCGATTACAGCAAAGTTTTTGGCAATGCAATATTTCAAAAGACAGGTGATATTGGTGAGTTAGAAATAGCAAGAAAAATCTATCTTAATGGCGTGGTCGATTTAACTCCAGAACAAGCGGAATCTTTAAAGAAATATGCAGAGCTTTTTGTTCGGGCTATTGATCGATTGTCTGTTGTCAATGCTCTGTCAAAATGCGAGTAAAAGGAACGATAATCAAAGCAGTCATCTCCATCGACCTTCCTTCTGGATTGACGATGGACGATATAGACTTCTCATGCCGCTTCTTTGTCTATTACTGTTCGAATGCGTCACAGATAATAAAGAAGTCTGAGATGATCCGCGTCAATGAGAATAGCTACACCTGCTACATAGACACAAAGATAATCGGATCGGGGGAAATCTGGCTGGAGACTACGGCTTACCTTCCTGACTCCGACTATGAAGGCGGAACAAGAGTAGAGGTAGATAAGATGAATACCGGTATAAAGACAGTGTAAAATGGGATGCATATCTGTACATATCGAGGCTGTCAAGGGCATTGGAAATGTCTCGGCCAAAGCGGATGAGATGAAGGTTTCCGCTTCGGCAACGGGCATGAAGGTGTCGATAGGGGTTGTCTGTGATGTTGGTAAACAGGCTTATTTAAAAGTTGACCCTGATTACATATGGCTGATGCCTTCGAACAACTTTGAGGATAATGTCGATGTGTTGTCCAATGTGGTATGGCATGCTGTGCAGGAAGAATGATATAGTTAATTGAATTGTTTTATTTAAATTTTGTATTATGGCAAAACCTAGTTGGTTAAAGTTAAATCCGTCTACCGGATCAGGTAACGGGACAATTGCAAATAGCGCAGACGCTCACACAGGGCGTACTGCCCGTACAGGAACAGTAACGGTGACCGGTGTCGGTGTATCCGCTCCTTCGACCTATAAGGTAACTCAGTCACCGAAGTCTGAGTTTGCTTCCTTTGATAATGGTTCTGAGATGTCTGCTCCTAAAACAGCAGGAACAGTGACCGTCGAGGGTAAAACAAACTCTTCGAAATTGACGTTTGCGTGGGCGGGAAGCGTAACAGATGTAACGTTGCCTACAAAGTATAGCGCGAATGGAACTCAGACTAACAATGCGGCTACTATTACCGGTGACCCGGGGGCTACTGCGGAATTTCCTTTCTCTATCGAGTTGGAATTTCCTAAAAACGATACTATCGAAGAGGTCGTTAGAACCTTAAAGGTAACAGCGAATGGAGGACAGGCTGCTCAGATTGCTATCAAACAGGCTGCCGGTGATGCTACATTGTCTGTTTCTCCGACGGAAATTATTATTCCTCAGAGTGGATCTGCTGTATCCGTCAATGTTACGTCTAACACTTCTTGGACTGCCGCATAATGAGCATGCAGATTCCTTGGAAAGAAGGAAAAGGCAACATCGTTATCACTCCCGGTTCAAATGGAACCGCAAGCGTGTCAAGCGATGTTGCCAACGAAGGACTCGACAGGGAGCAGACTGTTGTGTTTAGGACAACTAATAGTGGAGTACAGGCATCTGTCTCCACTACCATCTCCCAAATAGGCAAGAGACAGGCATTTGCTGTTGCTGAAGGACGTTTCTTGTTGTCAGATGGAAGTACGTTTAATGTGATTAAAAAAGAGTTTGCATGAGTGATTATAATAGCGGATTTACAGGGGATAGAGTTGTAGAATTGCTAAACATGATTCCCAACTTAGCAAAGGCAGACTTGTCTAACGCTATGACTGTATCATTAGGTCAGAACGGATATGCTAAGTTTAACAATGGCTTTCTGATTCAGTGGGGGAAGAAAACTAGCGGAACTTCTACTGGTACTATTTATTTCCCTATCTCTTTTTATGATGCTAATTATTCCATAACTATGAGTTGTAATAATGGAAACACAAGCAATGATTCTTCGTGGATAGCCAACTGGACTAATATTAGCTATAGTTATTTTGGGTATAATAACAAGTATCAGCAGGCAGCTAACGCGGGGACTAATACAGCAATGTTTTATTGGATTGCAGTCGGACGTTGGAAATAAAAAGAATTATTATGAAAGGGCAAAAAATGTACTGGAAACAAGGTTTCTATGATGAACCGGTAGAAGGTAGCATAGAAATAGAAATATCTCATTGGAAAGAGTTGATAGATGGTCAGGCTTCTGGAAAAGAGATAAGAGAAGATGAGAATGGCTTCCCTTTCTTAGTCAATCGTGAGTATACCCTTGATGAACTAAAAGAGATGAAGATAGCGGATATTAATGCTTATGACAAGTCAGACGCTGTGAATTTATTCACTCTTTCCGGAAAGAGAATGTGGCTTACCAAAGAGGACCGCGTAGGTCTTGTTAATTCAATCAATATTGAGAAGCAGGCTGGAAGACTGGATACTGTTTTGTGGTTTGATGCGGTAAAGTATACGATACCTGTTTCAAGTGCTCTCCTTATGCTGAACTCATTAGAGTTATATGCTCTTGATTGCTATAATGTGACGCAGCAGCATATTGCTATAGTTCGGGGATTGCAGACGGGAGAGGAAGTCGAGTCTTACAACTACAAGACCGGTTATCCGAATAAACTAGAGTTTTCATTATAAACAGATAAAACTATGATTTTGACACTACTATCATTATTGGTTTTCGCATCTTATGTCGGTGTGATGATTTACAAGACAAAGGGCATCCCTTATTCTATTTCCGATACCTATTACATTCTGAGTAACAGGTATTGGTTCGGTATATGCATGATTCTCCCGTCTTTGCTGTTGCTTCCGGCCGCATTGGATGCAAGTACAGAAAACAGTCAGTTCCTGATCTTTCTTTCTGTAGTCGGAATGATCGTGTTGGGAGTATCCCCGAATTTTAGAGGAGCGCACAAGAAAGCTCATATAGCCGGCGCGGTGATGTCGCTTGTATTCTCCCAGATATGGGTAGGATGCAATTCGTGGTACTGGCTGCTGCTATGGGCTGCATTTCTGATTTACGCGATAACGTTTGTAGTCAAGAACTGGTCAGGAAACCTTATATGGGACCTGACGGCATGCAAATCGATGTTCTGGATTGAGTTAATTTCATTGCTAACCGTTTACTTGACTTGTTTGCTATGAAGGAAGCTATAGTACATACAACTACAGGCGGATTTGCGGCAATCGCTACCGCATTTGTTTCCGAGTCATTGCAGAATATGATTCCGTGGCTGATTGTATCATGCGCGGTAATCCTTTGTGATCTTCTCTTCGGTGTCAGAAAAAGTATGCTAATGGGTGAAAAAGTCAGATTCTCTCGTGCAATTCGCGCTACTATGGGAAAGATGGTTACTTATTTTGCCTTTGTCTGCATGGTCTGCATGATCACTGTGGCAAGTCATAGCGAATATCCTATTGATGTGTATTCCTGCTTATTGGTATGCTTCATCGAAGGGTGTTCGATTGTCGGCAATATATTGAAACCAAAGGGGGTCAATATAAATGTAATTGGAGCTTTGGGAGTCTTTGGAAAGAAGGTGTTCAAGGTTGACAAAGAAGATGTGAGAGACATAATTCAAGAAGAAAATCATGAGTTGGATCAAAGAAAGTAACCGTCCTAAGCACCTGCTTTACGCTATCCCGGCAGGTGTACTACTTACCATCTTGTTTGTCGCAGGATTGGCGGCAGGAATGGAATTCAAGGATAAACAATGGGGTGGCAAATGGGACTGGCTGGATATTGCTGCGACATTGATTGGAGGTCTTATCGGTCAGGTTATTCAGATATTGGTATTGATTTTAATTATATAGGAGGAAAGTATATGAAAAGAGAAGATATAGACTCAATAATTATCCACTGCTCGGCAACACGTGCCGGGCAAGACTTGCGAGCTAAGGATATTGACCGGATGCACCGGGCGCGTGGCTTTAATCAAATTGGCTATAACTTTGTAATTGATTTAGATGGTACCGTAGAAAACGGCCGGTCATTATCCATTGACGGAGCGCATTGTAACACAAAAGGTTTTTCCGGTATTAGTTATAATAAACACAGTATCGGTATCTGCTACATCGGTGGTCTGGACGCGAGTGGAAGACCGGCCGATACCCGTACTGTCGAGCAAAAAACAGCATTGCGCGAATTGATAGCGAAGTTCTGTAAAGAGTATCCTATCATCGAGCTGCTTGGTCACCGGGATACATCACCTGATCTAGATGATAGTGGAGAGGTAGAATCGGTTGAATATATCAAGGCGTGTCCTTGTTTTGATGTGCGGGCAGAGTACCCGAATTTCTTACGAAATACAGTGATAACAGCAAAAAAATAGGAGGAACAATCATGAAATCAACAGTTATAACCTTCACAAAGGGTGAGAAGAATTATGTAAGCGATGCCGTTCAGGTAAATTCTGCGGAAGTAGGCTTGCAGATTGCATTTGAAAAAGGCGGTAAGCTTTGGGTGTATATAAGCTATGACGGAGAAAACTTCTCTTTTGTAGAGAGTAGAAATTACGATAATAAATTCGCTCGTCCGATCGTCGGCCTTATCCCTGGACAGTATCTCAAAATCGAATGTGAAACAGAACCGGTAAAGGCTTCTATCTTTGAATCGGAAGAATAATGGACGCAATAGGATTAAATCCAATTAAGCTTGATGCGATAGGGCTTGATCCTGTTCGCATGAATGCGATACGTCTGGGAGTTCCGGGAGCTTCTTCCGGTTCCGGCCGTCCCTACATCGACCCCGAACTACTCAGCCATGTCAAGATGGCCATCTCCACCTGGGGCAAGACCAACGACGACCCCGACCGGGCTGTTTTGAAGGACTTGTCCGGCAACGGGAACGACATGCGCCTGCTGAACTTCGGATTTACGGAGGGCAGTGGATATGGATTACCGGGAACCGACTTCGAAGGTGCATTAATTACTGATGGGATTGACGACCAAATTGTTTCCACTAAGACTATTCAGGAGATGTTGGGAGGAAGCAATGATATTACGGTGGTGAGTATGATTTATCATATTAATTCACGTTTATCGGGTGGTAGCGGATATACGAATTATATAGATAATAATCTACCAACAGGTCAACAGTATTTCAGAAATAAAGTTATCTCCCAAGGTTTTGGTAAGTGGGGAATATATGGATATTCTTCCAAAAATAATGCAATTCCAGTACCAATTACAAATATATTAGGTGATAAAGCTGATTATAGTAGTGGTCAATCGGGAACGTATGACGGACTATTTAGTTCAAATGCTAAATTTTCACCTATTGGCAGAAGTCAGATAGCCGGTTCTGATACTAGTTCTTGTGCTTGGTACTGGACAATCCTAGCCGATAAAGTACTAACCACCGACGAAATCAATCAAGTTGTAGCTTACTATAACCTTGATCGTCCAGGACAGATCATCAAGCCTCAGTTGTACTGTAACATCAAGAAGCAGGATATCACTAACGACAACCACGCAGAGTTTAACGATCAGTTGATTGACTTTGTAGGTGGTCACAATATACAATTGAATAATATCGGTTGGGAAGGAGAAAGTGGGATTGGGAGTTATCCGGTAGTATTGGGTATAAATAAGACATTTAGATTTGGTACTCAGTGGGAGGTTAGCAACAGTGGAGCAAAAATGTCTTGTGTTGATATTGTTGATATAAGTTTATACAGTTTATACTATAATGTTAACAATCCAGAAGGCGGGGTAATCACAACAGAAATTCCGAGCTTTACTATTAAAGTTTCTGGAATTACCGATGGCAGTTTCGGATACCTGAGATATGGATATTTAGCAGCTCCCGATGCAGTTGCTATAACAGAGTTTCGTATGACTGCTGACGGTACTTATACTTTGCCGAAATGCTACGGAGGTTCTGAGGCATTAGATAAAAGTAAAAGTTGTTATGTCGGATTTTCGGTTGAGAAAACCAATGTGCCCGGAAGTTTAATTATCGAAGTCCTCCCCACCATCGAGAATGCTCTCTGCCTAGACGGAATTAACGACTTCGGCAAGGCTACCGGATTGCCTGTTTTGAAGGACTATACGGTAGCGGCGGATAGAGAGATAGAGACGAGTAAAGGAGGTATTGTTAGTAAGGATAATCCTGACGGAGCTTTTATCTGTGAGATAACAGGTGAAGCATACAGTTATGGTGCAGCAACATCGGTTTCAGTTGATTTCAAAAGAAAACTATCTTATCAATCAAAGTACATCTATAACGGAAGTCCTATCCAATTAGGTACAGACGTTGATAGTGACTCCATGTGGCTAGGAGCGATTAGAGACGGTGATTCTCGTTTCTCCAAGTTCGCATTATGGTCTCTCATGCTCTTCCCCTACAGCCTCTCCGAATTCTTGCTAGAGAGACAGTTGAGAAAGTACAAGGCAGGAACGCTTTATCCGGATATGATCGAGTTCAGACCGATTGTAAAGAGTAACATCCCTTACTCCTCGATCTCCTACTCAGTTAATCCGGGAGAGTATGTGACCGAAGGCAGCACGGTCACTATCACCATAACATTGTCAAATTCCTCTGATAAGCTGGTCGACATAT